GACTATCAGGTTATCGGTGATATACTAGGGCTAGATTTTGAGGGCGAAGATAGAACGAGCGTAGATGATGGGTTAACCATGCCTACAATCGGAGGATCGGGAGCCCAGTACCTGCAAATGATTACCCGTGCTCGATATCGTATGATTTCTTTAGAGCAAGAGTTCAATGAAGCTAACGACAGGAAGTTGTTCTACTCAAAGCTAGAGCAAACTATGCGTCAGATCGACGAGTACAAACATACTATGGGTAAGTTTGATTTCGTTGACATGATCGAGAAGTACATTGATCTAGGAGAACCACCACACCTTGACTATCTATTCATAGACGAGGCGCAGGACTTCACACCTTTACAATGGGAGATGGCGAGAAAGTTATCTAACTTTGCAGAGAACGTGGTCATTGCAGGGGATGATGACCAAGCCATACACCGATGGACTGGGGTGGATGTAGATATGTTTATTAACTCTTCTAAAAACGTAGAGATTCTAAAGCAATCATATAGAATACCTAGAGCCGTGCATGAACTGTCTCAAGTTATTGTTAGTCGGATCAATGATCGTGTGGCGAAAGAGTTCCTTCCCCGTGATGAGACAGGTGTAGTTAACCATGTATGGCACATGGATATGATACCTATCAGCGAAGGTTCGTGGACAGTTATGGCTAGAACAAACACCTACGTTAAAGAGCTCGCTAAATGGTGCTCTGATGCAGGATTTAAGTATTCGATTAAAGGACGATCAAGCATATCCGAGAAGCTAGCGGCGAACATTATGGCATGGGATGAGCTGTGCCAAGACAAATCAATCGGTGTTGAACGTGTAAAGACGCTATACTCGGGGCTTCCAAAGCAAGGCAAAGATGCCGTGGTAAAACGTGGTGCAACAAAGCTTCTAGAAACATTGGATCCAAATGAATTAGTAAACATGGACACTTTGAAATCTGAGTATGGATTAATACGAGGCGCAGAGTTTGCGGCGTACGATGCGTTGAAAGTATCTACCAGTATGCGTGGTTACATTGAAGCCATACAAAGACGCGGAGAAGACTTGTTGTCTTTGCCAAGAATTAAGCTGTCCACGTTTCATGCTATGAAGGGTGGGGAAGATGATAACTGTGTAGTATATACGGCCTCAACCAAGGCGTGTGTTAGAACTAATTTTCAAGATGACGAACATCGTGCGTTCTATGTCGGTGTAACTAGAGCGCGTAACCGTTTGTATATACTGCAAACCCACAACAACTACAGGTATACGATATGATATCTGAGGATTACATAGCGAAGTTAATGCTTGAAGATTCAGTGAAGGCGTTCAAATCACGAGATCGTTTAGTTAGGAAACTGATTAAATTAATTTATATAAAGGCTACCATCGAGGAGCTACGTCATTTCTCCAAGATGTTTGACCGTCTAGCAGATGAACAGGAAAGGAATAAATAATGGAGAACGTAATGAAGTGTTGGCATTGTAAGACAGAATTGATTTGGGGTGGTGATGAAGATTGTGATGATTGCGAAGAGTATTCCATGGTCACTAATCTATCTTGCCCAAGTTGCGATTGCCACGTCGAAGTATATTATCCAAGGGATCCTAACCATGAAACGTGATCAGATACTAGACACTGCTAAAGAACTAATCAGTGGGCAGAGGGCTAAGGATTATGGGGATGCATACAACAATCATACTCGTATTTCGGATGGGTGGAACATTATTATTCGGGGTGCAATACTAAGTCATGGCGAAGTCACACCTCAACATGTTATTCTTATGATGGACTGGTTGAAAACATCTAGGCTTTTAGAGACCATGGATCATGACGACTCTTGGGTAGACAAGGCAGGATATGTTGCTCTTGGCGGGGAGTTTTCTGAAAGAAACAGCGTAAGGAAAATAAAATGACCACATTATTTGGAAGTGCTTTGCACCATCAGATTAAGAGTGAAATGAATATGCTTGATTCTGATTGGAACATACCTACCGATTTTCCTGACCTGACCGGATACAAGGAAGTAGCAGTAGATTTAGAGACCAAAGATCCAAACTTACTGACGCTTGGACCCGGATGGGCGCGCAAGGATGGACACATAATAGGTATTGCAGTAGCGGCTGGAGAGTACAAAGGATACTTTCCTATCCGCCATGAGAACGGACACAACCTAGACCCTAAGTTTACCCTGCGTTGGCTAAAAAAGCAGGTAAGTGTACCTGAAATGAATGTGATTATGCACAACGCAACCTATGATGCGGGATGGATGAGAGCCGAGGGCATAGAAATTAAAGGAAAGATCATTGATACAATGGTCACAGGGGCACTGATCGACGAGAACAGATGGTCATTCGGACTGGATGCTATGGCTAGAGACTACGTGTCCATGAGAAAGGATGAGAAGCTCCTACAAGCCGCCGCTAAAGACTGGGGTATAAACCCGAAGGCGGAGATGTATAAGCTGCCACCGAAGTACGTTGGAGCCTATGCTGAACGGGACGCTGTAGCTACGCTTGCCTTGTGGAATGCCTTAAAGGTAGAGCTGGAAAAGCAAGAACTCTGGAACATCTGGAATATAGAGACTGATCTAATCCCATGCATCCTAGACATGCGGAGCAGGGGCGTTCGCGTTGACTTAGATAAGGTGGCAGTTAACAAAAAGTTGATCCACGCTACAACCAAATCACTTCGCCACTCTATTGAGAAAGAAGTTGGGATGGAGATAGATATTTGGGCATCTGCATCTATGGCTAAAGCTTTTGATAAGCTAAACTTAAAGTATCCAACTACTGATAAGGGCGCTGTGTCGTTCACAAAGTCGTGGCTAAAGAGTCACCCTCACCCAATCTGCCAAAAGCTGGTTCGTTTGCGTGAGTTTGATAAGGCAGACAGCACATTTATCGACAGCATACTACGCCATGAAACTAATGGACGTATCCACACTGAGCTACACTCCACACGTCGTGACGAGGGGGGCGCTATCACCGGTAGATTTTCTTCATCTAACCCAAATCTCCAGCAAATTCCAGCCCGACAACCTGAAATAAAGAAGCTGATACGTGGGTTATTTATACCAGAAGAGGGTTGTAAGTGGGGATCGTTTGACTATTCGAGCCAAGAACCAAGAATCATGGTACACTGTGCATCTATGGTGGCTGATAAAATGCCGGGTCAAGATCTACTAGAAGATATGGTTAAGCAGTACAACGAGTCTGATGTAGACTTACATCAAATGGTGGCTGATATTGCAGGGATTACTCGGAAACAATCTAAAGCTGTGAACCTTGGCATCATGTATGGCATGGGAGCGGCCAAACTGGCAGGTGAGATGGATATATCATTTGAAGAAGCTAAGTCTTTGATGGCTCAACACGAGAGTAAGGTTCCGTTTGTTAAAGCTCTGGCCAACCTTGTGTCTAAACAAGCTACAAAGAACGGTCAGATTAGAACCCTGCTTGGACGTAAGGGTAGATTTCACCTATGGGAACCAAACCAGTGGGGTACAGGAGGAAAAGCTTTGCCACATGACGAAGCCCAAAAAGAATACGGCAAGTTTATTAAACGTGCATTCACCTACAAGGCACTGAACAAATTGATACAAGGATCTGCGGCAGATCAAACAAAGAAAGCCATGGTGGACTGTTACAAAGAAGGCCTTACTCCAATGCTTACTGTGCATGACGAACTCTGTTTCAACATCGAGAACCAAGAACAGACCGACAGGATTGTAGACATCATGGAGAATGGAGTTAAACTAAACATACCATCAAAGATAGACGTAGCAATTAAAGATAACTGGGGGGAAGTAGAATGATACTAATGGAAGAAACAAAGAGCGTGAGTTTTATGGACATGCATTCTATGCAGGTAGAGGCACTGATGGAGTTTATCTCTGACAGCTTAACTTTATCCGCCATGACTTCTAGTCAGGACATTATGGATGACATAGAAGCCAGTGCCGACGAACTGGTTCGTTTGTTCGGGGGAAATGGCGTTCGATTAGTTCCTGTAGATTAATAGGAAGTTATTTTTTTATCATACTTTTTAAAACTTTAGCCTGCTTGGCATGAAGTTTTGATGCTTTCTTTAAACCTTTGATAACTTTTTTAACTTTTGTGTTGGACATTTCTTAACTCCTTTTGATTATTGATTTTGTCGGTCTAAAATTTCTTTATTAGCTGGATTAAAACCTAGTATAGATGACCCCATTTGTTTAGCCCTATCTAGTAGATTGCCCGCAGGAGTAAACCCTGAAGGTTTATCAGATGTTTTCAATAGTCTTGGCGACTGTGCAGGTGGTTTTGGTACAAATGTCGGTTCAGCAGGAGTAAACACAGGCTCTGCCTCGACGGGAGTAAACACAGGCTCTGCCTCGACAGGAGTAAACACAGGCTCTGCCTCGACAGTTGGATCCAATGGAATGTTTCGAAACGAGTCACGAATATTGTTAATAGAATCTCTAGGTAATAAGCTATAAGTACCTACTTTAATCATTTCTTTTCTGTTTTGTTTACTAATTTTAAACGGTTCGAACTCACCTCGTAAGATACCTTTAACTCCTCCAACGTTGTTTTGTTTTAACGTTCGACGTATTTCTGAGTCAGACATGCCCATAACTCGCAAGTCTTCAATCATACGAAAGTATTTACGGTCATTTCTATACTTAGCTTCGTTTGCTTTTTCAAAACCTTTAGCTAAACTTTCAGGTGTTACGTTGTAATCGTTTGTTAACTTATTAAACAATGCTTTAGAATCACTTTGTCCCTGCTGCAAACGGTAAGCTGCATAACGAAGACCACGCTTTGGTTCAAATTCCTGTGTTGAAAAACCAGTAGACAAACGAGCTAGTTCCTTCTTCCAAGTTCTTTCTCTTCCCATATTATCCTGTGAAGATATCGCATCAATACCAAGACCATCACCTAAAACGCCACGAATAAATCTGCTTGGCTCCCCAGTGGTAACGTCTGCCACACGAAGAATGTTTGGTATCATTGTATCTGCAATATGAGCAGAAGCTTTATATCCTTTTGTCGCCCAATGTTCTTGAGGATTAAATATTTTTGCCCCTGTTTCTGTACGACCACCTCGGTAAAAAATATCTACTACAGCGTTCGTTAAAATTGCTTCGTCTAAGAATGGTGCAAAGGCTTCTCCTAATGTTCCACTTACAATATCAACCATTGCTTGCCCCGGATCACGACCTTCAACCATTGCATTATCTGCTTCGCTTAGTGCTCGGTTAGCAAAACGTGAGAGAACATCGTATGGATTAGATGTACTGTAGTTTATGTACTCAATGTTGCCTTCTGCTGTCTTACCTGTTGGAATAAGAACAGAACCCTTTTGCCAAGGGGCGGCGAACGATCTTTTAAATGCCTGCATTTCTTCCCGAGAAACTCCGCTTGTAGCATATGCTAGCTCTAATGCGGCAATGGGAGCTACTGTAGTAGTAGTTATAAAGCCTGTCATACGACCCTTCCCACGAGATGCTATAGCAGGTATGTCGGAGGCCATGTCATCCAGCCCCTGACGAACAATATTAAAACCCGTTCTATACATCTCGGCGGGAAACGTAATAAAGTTACCAAACGGTAGTTTTCTACCCAGTTGAATTAATTCTGAAGCACCTTTATTATAGTTAGGTACTGTGTCACGAACAATTTGAGCAGACCGAGCTTTAATTAAATCGTCCATATCTAAGTCGCCACGTTTAACTAAATCATCTATTGAAACTTCACCCCGTTTGTATGGCTCAAGTTTAGACGATATATTAACATCGATGTCTTCAAAGTTTTTGGTAAGGTATTTTACTTGCGTTTCGAGGTCTACTGTATTTAAAGCATTACGAAGTTTAGCCTGCTCGGCATTGTAATTAAAGTATTTCCAAAAATCATCTGAACCTTGGTACATAGATTCAAAACCCTTGGCTACTTTACCCACGCCCTTTGCAAGTTTAGATTGAGAGGTCTTTCCCGATATAGCTTCTACAAAATTAGTTGGGGCTTGCTTAGTGCTAGATTCATATCCAATCCCTTTGTTCAAAGAGTCTTGTATCTCTCGCAGCTCTGCGTTTGTTCCCAATATACCACGTCTTTGTGCGTCTGCTAGATCCTTTAAAACAGCATCGTCGCCTTTGTTCATTATGTTTGAGAACACAGCAGTAGCAGAATCTTTTAACGAGCTGCCCCGGCCTAATATCGGAACATTTCCGTTAGCTGTAGCAAAAGTAAGAGCTGTTACAAAGTTTCTAACCTGTGTGATAGGGGAAAGAACTGTCTTACTGTACTGGGATAAACCTTTAGCCTTTAAAGCAGTACCCCATGCGCCTCTAAGAAGGTTATTCCCAAAGGTATCGTTACCAATAATAGTTGATGTTAAGTTATTGTACACAGCCCTTGGCACAAAATAATCGTTTAAGCTACCCCAACCACTGTTGCTTATTACTGCTTCCATCTCATCTGTACTGCGTGAAACAGATTCTATTGTAGTACCCAACCCTTTTTTGCTTGAGTCTCCACCAAGTCTTACAAAATCACGACTTGTTAAAGCTTCCTCTTGTTCTTTGGTAAGGTTTTTAGCAGAACGAAAGAACTTACCAATGCCAGAATTTGACTCAGCTAATTTAGCTACAGTAGAAAAGTAATCATCAACGGCAGTAAACTGTGCTAAGTCTGCAACAGTACCAAGGTACGCGGCACGAGGATCGTCTATCTCGCCCAATAGCTGTCGTATTTTTTTGCCATCTGGTTTATCTAAATATTTAGATCTAGAAAGAAACATCCCTGTTTCTAAACGATCTTTTGCGGCTCGACCAGTGCCCATTACTTTACGTTTTTTAATGGTATAGCCTGATAAAAACTGATCCCGTGCTTTAGTTGCAAGCGCTGGAGTTACTCCTTTGCTTCCCAAGGAAAGAGTAAGACTGTCTCCCGCGCCTTTCTTTGTAAGTCCGTTAGCCAATAAAAAAGTATCATTAAATACATCATCTATATCAGCTTTTGCAGCAATAGTTAATTGTTTTAACGCCGCTTTACGGTTCCCGGTGAAGAACTCATTTCCTGCTTTAAGTGCGGCCGCATCAGGAATATAATTTTTTTCTTCAAATATTTTATATTTACGACGTATATAACTACCAAGACTATCTTTTATAACTTCGTCAATTGGCTGACCCGACTTTGTAACAAACCCATTGTTCTTTAGAAAGTCTGTTTTAAGTACATCGTTGCTCAATTCATCTATATGATTACGCATTTTCAAGATAGGAGTACGAACTTCTTTAGGTAACCCCTTGATTAACCTAGCTTTTGCTGCTCTGTCTGGTTCAGTTAAGAACTCTAGTGTTTTGTTCATAATATTTGTTTTTGTAAGAACCCCATTTCCTGTTGGTAGATTAGCCAATGCCCTGTCCGTATCAGCGTCTAATCTCTGAAGTAACCGATTAGCTTTATCAACTGCTGGTTTTATAGCTCCCTCTAACAAGAGACGTTTTTCGGCTACTTGCTCTGGAAGAAACCCTCTAGGACGAGCAAAAGCTAAACCATCTGCTAGTAACCCTTGAAATCTGGTTAAATCGTTTCCTGCACCCATTTTCTGCATTGCCCGTTTTTCGATCAACTCATCAATGTTACGACCTGTTTTATCAATCTTACGCTTGGCTGCCGCAGCGGAAATTTTTGTTAACTCAGCATCTCCAATTTTCTTACCAACTACCGACAAGGCTCCTTGTGCCGCTCCACCTATACCAAAACCTTCTGCTGCAACACGAGTTCTGTTAGCTAGACGGGATAATGCCTTTTCTCTACCTTCAAGACCAATAAGGTCTGTGCTCTGGGTAGGGCCAGATTCCACCCAATCCCCAATAGTAGTTGTTCCGTCCCCAGAAACAGCAAACTCAGCGGCGGTTACGGCTGCAAGTTCTTTTGCAGCTAAGTTAAACTTCTGTGATTTACTTAAAGGCATCTGCGGACCGATAAGTTTTCCACGCGCTAATTTAGCTGCCTTACCTACCTTTGCTGCGACCCCAATACCGGGAACCACGAACTGTGTAATTATTTCCGCACCTTTACCAATAATGCCTTCAGGATCTAGCCCTGCGGCATCACGCATATCTTGCGCGCCTTGTGTTATTTGATCCCCGTAATCCGTGTCCCCAATAGTATCTGCAATTATAGCACCAAGTCCTAGTACTCCTTCTCCTATACCAATAACACCAGAAGCTATGCCTTCTCCTAGTTCCCCGTACCAAGAACCATCGTAAAACTGTTGAGCTTTTTCGGCTTCAGTTTGATCATCAGCTAGAGTAAATTCGTCATCTTCCATCATTAAACTCCTGCAAGTTTTTTATCGACCTTAAACTTTACTATCTTACCGCCCTGCATTCCAAAAAACGTTGTCTCTCCAGCTTGCGCTGCGGCAAAATTTCTTTCTGTGTTAGTTTTTCCGTCGTTCAGGCCTGACGACGAGGCAACTGCGTTTGCGGATGGGTAAATAGCCTCTACTGCTAACCTTGCCCCTTCTTTGGCTTTAGCTATATTTTCTGCTTGTTTATTCGGATAATTCTCCGTTAAATCTTTTAAAGTTGACAAGAAATTCTTTTCGTATAGTTGCCTTCTTGCTTTTTCTATTGTGGTTTCTTCTTTTTTCCTCGCACCAGCATTCACCTTTGCAATGTACTCTCTACTCTCTCTGTCCAGTATGCCTTCAGTGCTTTCAAACTCTCTAGCTATAGCCAGCTTATCCAGTTCTTTTTCATCGGATCTTCTTGTTCTATCATCTTCTTTTGTCTGCATAGCAAAAGACAATAAACCTTTAGATATGTTTGTAAGCGCGTCGGGACTTTCGCCGGATGCAATTTGAAAACCAACCATAGCCATATTCATCCAAAACTGTTCTTTCTGAGCTTCATTTGTGCCACCTCTAAGCTCGTCCAACAACTTACGTTGCGCCGCTACTCTTTGTTTGGTTGTCATACCTGTAGTGTTTACGCCTGCTGCATTTAACGTGTTATCTGTAGCAATATTTAACGCGTCCTCGGGGTCCTTTTTTATAGCTTCATTTGTATCCGCAATTACTAGGGCTAGAGAATCAAAACGGTTATTACGTTCACCTTCAAACGGTTTCTCCGGAAGAGGCATCGACATCGCAAGATCTTCCTCCGCTATTCGTTTCTTTCGATCAAGGTCATTTTGTTTTTTTATTTCTAAATCACGATATTCTGTGCCGCCCATAATCCGAGCAATCTCATTATCGTACATCGGATTCTGTTCTAAACTGTCCTCTCGGTTCTCATCCGCTACTTTTTGTTTTGCAGCTGTTGACTGCGCTTCTCTGTACGCCGTTGCCCTTTCCACACCGCTAAGTGTTTCGGGTTTTCGCAGTAGATCTGAACCAAAGCCGTCTCCAGCTCCCCTTGGGTCGTTTTCCCTCGGGTCGCCTCTGCCGTCCAGAAGTTTATCAACCATACTATCGTACATAAAATTCTGTTCTAAACTGCCCTCTCGGTTCTCATCCGCTACTTTTTGTTTTGCAGCTTTTGATTGCGCTTCTCTGTAAGCCGTTGCCCTTTCCACACTGCTAAGTGCTTCGGGTTTTCGCAGTAGATCTGAACCAAAGCCGTCTCCAGCTCCCCTTGGGTCGTTTTCCCTCGGGTCGCCTCTGCCGTCCAGAAGTTTATCAACAATACTATCGTACATAAACTTCTGTTCTAAACTGCCCTCTCGGTTCTCATCCGCTACTTTTTGTTTTGCAGCTTTTGATTGCGCTTCTCTGTAAGCCGTTGCCCTTTCCACACCGCTAAGTGCTTCGGGTTTTCGCAGTAGATCTGAACCAAAGCCTGAAACGTCATCGCGTGGGTCAAACGCCATATCCTCACCAGCAATCCTCTGATCTCTTGATATAACTTCTTGGGGATCCTTGCGAACTTCACTTGACGGGCCTAAATATGAAGAGGACGCTTCTCTGTCTCCCGTTGGCAAACGCATTCTTGATTGATCTGCTCTTGCTTGTTCTGCATCTAACATTTCTTGTGACAGTAGATCTGAACCAAAGCCTGAAACGTCATCGCGTGGGTCAGACGATTCTGGGGCTAAATTATTCATCATAGCCTTAATCCGACCATCTGAAATACTCTCTGCTATTTCCTGTTCTGACGCCGGAGGCATAAGTGAATCTATAAATCCTTCGGAGTCGGTGTCGCCTCTTATAAATCTGTACGCTTCTGTCCCTGTAATTCCTTCTAACGAGGTGTCTCCGTCTATTTGATCGGTTACGGCTTGGCTAAAGCTTTCAGAACCTACAGGAGGTTTTCTATCTGGTATATCGCCTATAGCTCCTGCGGCCCCAAACTCGCCCATAGCTGCGCCTTGATCACGGCTAGCAATAATAGAGTCGCGTAATTGATCATCTTGAGAAGCAATCTCTTCAAAAATTTCGGATTCTTGTTTAGTAAACGGTTCG